TACTCAGTAGCACTATCACAAGTTCATCTTTTTCATCCATAACTAATCCTCTCGGGAATGGGCAGGTTTCCCCACCCATTCCCACCACTACCAACTAATTATTAGGCAAGGGCAATCTCAACAAACGACTTCGGGCGTAAAACGCCAAAAGCAGCACGAGCTTCAGCTAATACCGCAATAAGGTTGCGGATAAAGAAATCAGCATGGCTATCGCTAATGCTAATCGTTACCTGTTGACGATCCCACATCACAGCCTTAGTCCAATTAGCCAAATAAGCGGTACCAGGAGCAAGGTACTGCGATTCAACCACTGGAACACGCCATAGGGACTGCTGATATGGTAAGTATGGCGCAGCTTGGAACAGTGCTAATTCAAATTCTTCCCAGTCGGCTGGCGCCATCAAGAAAGCAGTAGGCTTATCTAAACCCTGAGTAGATAAGGCTGTAATAGCTTTACGAGCTGTCGTCAATTTATCTGATACAAATGACTGTGTCAAAATATTAGGAGTATTTGTAATGCCAACAAAAGCAGGCGTTCCAGTTCCATTTAGGATGTAGTGTTCAATCTTGTCCCTTAAGGCTTCCCGCAATTCTTGGTCAATAATCCCACGCAGTTGCGCACTATCAGCAAGAGCACGCTTCGTAACTGGCACCCATACCGCAACAGTTTCTACAGGAGTACTTACCTTTACAAAAGCCATTGAGCCTTCTGGCTTATAACCACCATCAGCATTCAAAACAACCTGATGAGTAGTTCCATCGACAGTCGGCATCGCTGCGGTAGTAGCCTCTGCAACGGCAGCAGCCTGAGTAACTTGAGCAGTTTGTTGCACAAACTCAACCATATCAGAATTAGTGCTACGAACACTAATTAAATCGAGAATGGTTAGAGGCTTACGCCCCATTGGAACATAAATGCCAGTAACATCATTCTGAATAAACGCACCTGCTGAGGTGTCAGAAAGACCAGTAATTAAGTCTTTCCTCTCAAACGGCATATCTATTTTGAATGCTGGCGAGTTCAAACCTTTTGCTTGTTCTGGAATATGTCCATTTGGCGCAACCTGTTTCATCCAGGAACGATATTCCTCACTCTTCACAAAACGCTCGCCTAAGCTACCAGCAGTTTCCTTTGGTTTTTCCTCTTCACCCTTAACAGCAGCAGCTTCAAGCTCAGCAATTTTCTTATTTAGAGCGATATCATCTAAGCCCTGTTTCGCCTCATTTACCATATTCATTGAGCGATTTCGCTCATCTTCCGTCATAGGGCGTCCTTCAGAAATTGCCTTTTCGACAATCTCCCGAGCGTCCGCCAATAAGCTCTTAAATTTTTCGTCGTTCATCTTAGTCCTTTCCCTCCAATGCGAGGATTTCAATTAGTAATTTTATATCAGCAGAATCTACATCGCTCTCATTCCCGACTTCAACGGTCTCTGATTCAACTTCGATTTCTGGCTCCATATCCAACGAAGAATCATCTTCGCTTTTAATGGCAAGAGTTTGAGTATTGTTCCCAGCGCCAATAAATACTGGCGAAACCTCAAATGTTTTAAGCTTCTTTAACACACGAACCTTTTTACCATCAACCTTGTCTTCGGCAGCGTCGAGCACTTCGAACCCGTACGACCACTCGGCGAGATCGCCCAGCGCCTTAATAGTTTTGTAGGTTTCCAGTCCTGCCTCAGTATCAAGGAAGAACCTTCCATCTACCCATGCCTTTTCATCATCTTGGTGAATTTCGCCACGCCCAACTGGAAGGTTTTCCCATCTATGCCCCCAATAAGCAATTTTTATCGGAGCGCCTTCCTCAAAAGCTCCTGGTAGAGTAATATCGCCCTGCTTGTCAATATTATTAAATCGCGAGAAGAGCGCGCGAAACTGTCCAGTTTGGTCGGCATCTTCTTTAAATTCTAATTTTGTATCGTATATTTTCTTTTCCATTCTCATCCTTCAACCTCACTCGGTATTGTAACTGGCATTGGCTTCCGAACCCACATCACTTTACATTTACAGTTGGCATTGTCTTCGGCCTTACCTCTGTAGTCGCGTGGATATCTAAGCCCATTGCTAAATAATCCTCTTTTATCAACATATTCGCCATTTAAAGCTTTATGCTCTGGACGAGGATTTCTACTTGTAGTTACCCAAACCTTACCAACTATTTGGTCTGCTATATCTGCAAGCTTTGCTTCCACATAACTCTCAACCATGTTTTTACGTTCCTCTGCGAGTTTCGGAACACGGGAAGCTAAAGCTATTGCAAAGACTTCCTTAATTGCGTCATGTGGATTTTCGGCCTGCAAGGCCTCCTCAAGTTTTTCATATGTACTTTGGTTAATATACTCAGCAGAAATCCGCGCATTCTCAGAAAGCCATTCTTTCATCCATTCCCTATCATACCCAGTTCCAATATCTTTTGCGAATGCATCAGCAAAAGCCCAAGCAGTTTCCTCAGTAAGTGCTTCAAAGTCTTTAGCAACTTCCTTGTCCCAGCGCTCCTTATCCCATAACATATCCAGTTTGTCCATCTTTACTTTAGGCAAAATGGAATCTCGCTGACGAGTAAAAACATTAGTCAGTAATTTGCGCCACTTTTCGGTAAAAACCTCATCTAACTCGGGATATTCAGGCACAATGGATTGCGCCGAAGCTTTGAGTTCCACTGCCGTTGGCAAAGCTTTTACTGGCTGATTTACTACCATGTCAGGCGTTCCCATATTAAGCGGAGTTACAAGAGTATCTGCCATTGGATTATCAAGTCTTGGCAGGTTCAAAATTGCGCGCCCCTCATTAGGCGTCATATATGGCACACCAACAGATTGACGTAAGCTTTCAAGTTGCATAGCAAAATCACCCTGCAACTTCTCATCAATATTGAACTCGGTATAGGCACCAACCAAGTCCTCAAATTCACTCAGATATTGCAAGTCCCAATCATCCTCAAGTCTTGCACACATAGGCCCAAGCACATCAAGATAAAGCGATTTATGAAGCTCAGTAACGTTAGAAAATGTTGCCCTATCCAAAATCCCCACCATCGGCGGAGGAATATGAAATGCTCGGGCACATTCCTCTCTATTCAGCTTCCGACTTTCAATATACTCAGTTTCCTTTTGGCTAAAAGACATAGGCTTAAAGCTCATACCCTCTTCAAGCACAGCAGTTTTACCACTATTTAGGTCTCCTGAGTAAAGTTCTTCCCACTGCTGCCTAAAATTGCGCAGAGCCACTTCGCTCCAAGCTGGTGCTTCAAGCGGTCTTTCGATCACACCTGAAATGCGCGCAGCATTTCTCCAAAAGCCACTTGAGTATTTAGATTTTTCCCACTCCTCAGCCAAAACTTCCCTTAATCCCTCGAGTGGTGAAATGCCTAATGTCGAGTTCTCAGGATTATAAAAACGAAAGTGAATAATATCTTTGGGCTCAAATTCCTTTCCCAATGGCCCAATTCTGTACCCAGTAGGAATAAGCTGCCCACTTACTTCCATCAGCATATAGGGCACGCGCTGTAAAGCAAAAATCTCTCCATCTGAATTGCGGTGTTTAATCAGATACCCATTTCCGCTGATTAACATGTCCGCAACAACCGCCTCAACCAGTTGGAACTGTGTAACTTTGTATTGTGGGGGCATCGGAAACTTTAAGATGTTCGCTGCTTTGTGATCTCTAATGCGTTCCCGATCATTATTTTCAGAACGTTTGTAGATGTGCAGGCCTAAGTGCGCCACATTGCGGGCAAGAAAATCCACACAAATTCGCACATTCATGTGACTGCGATACATCTGTTGATAGTCAAAATTGTATTCAGGTTTTACCGAGCTTAGCGTAATATTCGCTGTGTTCGGCCACCAACCACTTGGCATCGTAATCAGATTCGCTTCCGAAATAATTGTTGCCATCATACCGCCTGAATAAAATCAATTTCTGATATAAATATTATTAATTCGCCATCAATCTTCTTCGCGCCATCAACCGAAAGCCACTCTGCATTTTTGAGCACGATGCAATCCTTCGTCTTTTTCCAAATAACACCACGAAAAGCCTTGTCAGTTTTAGTATTGACAATGACCTGCCTGAGTATACCATACCAACTAAAGATTTTCACAACATCACCAGCCCGCGACTCTCATAAATAGACTTGTTAGCCTCTACAGAGTGCCGAACAGCCCTATCAGTCGCCATGATGCTCGCGATCACACCATCAATTTTTTGCCTGCTCTTCTTTTTGTCTGGCTTGATATTTCCAGCTGCATCCGTAACAATCATCACATTATCCATCATCCACCGCATTACTGGATTATTACCATGCCGAATCTTACCCTGAAGCACCAATCGTTCAACCTCTTTTGTGGGCGGGCTCATACTCACAAAGCCTTGTCCAAACCCGACAAGTGTAAATCCCATCTTGGTAAGCGTCTGACTAATCTGAGTAGCACCCCAGCGGTCAAAGGCTATTTCTTTAATATTGTAAAGCTCGCCTAATCGTTCAATTTCATTAATAATGTAATCGTAATCAATCACATTGCCAGGCGTGGCAATCATATAGCCCTGAGCCACCCATGTTTGATAAATGTCTCTATCCTTAAATCCAGGATCGTTTATCCTTGCCTCAGGAACAAAAAATGTTGGAAGCCAAGTATGACACTCTTCCTCTCCTGGTTCATTGGGAATATCCAAGACAAACGCAGCAATATCAGACACGGAAGCAAGATCTAAGCCTCCATAAGCAACAGAACCCTGTAATAACTCAGGATTTATTTCAACTTTGCCACACGCATCCCACGCAGCCATATCAATCCAGCGCGTCTCCTGACTTGTCCACATATTGAGATACAGACGCTTAAATGTGTTCTGATATGCAGGTGAACTAAGTGCCTTCTGGAACTCTTGCCTCAAATAATCAATTTTTACAGTGTGCCCCAAGCTTGGGTTAGCTTTCTTCCAAACTTCCTCTGAAGTCCAATCATCTTCAGGCTCTACTTGAAATATTACTGGATAAAACCAGTCCCGCTGAATAAGCCCTTCTGAAATCTGCCGTGCAGTTTCATAAACCTCATAACAGATGGATTCACGGTCATAACCTGCCGTACTAAATGAAATCAAAAGAGGTTGACGCCTCGAACCAAATGATGTTTGGATAACGTCATAAAGCTCACGGTCTTTCTGTGTATGCAACTCGTCAAACAAAGCAGCGTGAAGGTTACCACCGTGTTTTCCACCAACATCGCTGGAAACAACCTTATAAACACTCGCACCATCTTTCAATAAAATTGCATTGTGATATGCATTAACTAATTCATTAAGTTTTGAATTCTGCTTTACCATAAAACGCGCAGTATCGAATATCGCCCGCGCCTGCTCACGGTCAGCAGCGATTGAAATTAGTTCCGCACCAGGCTCATTATCGATTATCAGAAGATAAAGGGCAATAGCTGCGCCAAGAGCTGATTTTCCATTTTTGCGTGCACAAAACACAAATGTTTCTCGGTATCGCCGTAAGCCTGTCCCTCTAACTTTCCACCCAAATAAATTACTTACAAATTCCTTTTCCCAGTTCAAAAGCAAAAATGGTTTCCCACCCAGCTCTCCCTTGACGTGCGTAATATAACCCTCGATAAAATCGACTGCTACTTGACCAGCTACTGGGTCATAATAGTATTTACTTAAATCGCAATCGTACGGGTTATACTTCTTCAACTTTACCGCCTTCATCGTCTTCGCTATCAATTTCGCCCTCTACTTTTGCAAATGCAGCAGCAAATAGCGAATCAGCGAGGGATTTTGTCTTTTCGGCAGGCGATAAAGCCTTAACCCGCGTTCTTTCAGCTGGTGTCAATCCGAACTCTCCGAGCATCAATTTTACACGTGTCCACGCTTGATTTGCGATTCCAACATTAGGATGTTGATAAACAGTTCCCTTATCGGTAACTACAATTGTTCCAGTTTTTTGTAATTCTTTACGAGCAGAAATCATATCACCATATGCCATACATAAAAGCTCAAGCGCCTGATAATCTCCCTCAGTATAAAGACCAGTTTCAATTAGTTTCGGTATCAGTTCTTTCCACAGGCGTTTGCCATAAATATTCAAAGTCGACGGTGGCTTCGGATGAGCAACAGGAACAGCAAACTTTGCCTGTGAGTTATTCACACGGCTCTTTTTAAGTGTTCCTTGCGCCTCTTTGATTACATCAGGCTTAGGCAATCTACCTCTCATGTTTGCCCCACCTCTCACCATGTTTGTTATGCTCTGCTTCATGGCAAGAACGACACAATGCTTCTAAGTTCTCCTCATCATCCGATCCACCATCACGCCTACGGATAATATGATGAGCAATTTCTGATGGTGCTCCACAGCGTTCACAGGTCGGATGTCGTGCCAAAAATATCCTCGACCGCCGACGCCACGATGCACTCGTGTATTTTATGTCGCGCGGTTTTGCCCACTGTTTCATGTATTCACGCTGGTGCTCTGGACACCGATGCACATTGGACTCATAAACCAAATTTGGGCATCCAGGAACCATACATGGACGTGGCGTACTATTAGCCATCACTACTCTCAAACCAAGATTCAAAATCAGGCTCAATATCCTCATCAGATATAGCCTGTTCCAAAACAGCAATTCGTTCTTCTAATTCATCGAGATATTTTCTCAAATTGAAAACCTCGCACATTAAAACCCGTAACATATCATCAGGTTTATCCATAATTGACACTATGTCAACAAATTGCTGTCCTTATCTGTTTTTCTCTCTCCATCGGTTAGTTTATCTAATCGATCTTCCAAATCCTTGACCTTTATACTGAGCTCATTAATCAAGGCGTCTTTGGCTACATTCTCAGCTTGGAGCTGTTCAATCTTCGCCCTTAAGCTTTTATTTTCAAGTTTCAGTTCATTGATCATGCGCTCACGGCCCAATAATTCCAGTTTAAGACGGGTAACCTCTTCCTCAAGTTCCCTATACTTCTTAGTCAAATCTTTGAGTTGTGCATTAATAGAAGTTACCATTTCTGTAGAAATAGCAGTCAATTCACGGGCCGTGCCCGCCAACGTATCACTCGTTAACTTGGCTGTTTCTGCTTGATTTTTTTTGCGATTGGAAATCGCTGATACAATAGCTGCCCCAACCCCACCCGCCCCTATCGCAGAAATTATGGCAATTACAATTTCAACAGTTGTTGCGGGCATGGTTTACCCCAATGGCTTTGATGTTTTATCCCCGTAGGCGTCGTAAATACCTGTCGCCACAAGCCCAATGGCAGCGCCAAAAATCAAACCTTCAAAAACGAAATTAAAGTTCCAGATAACAGGCTCAACTGCTGAGTAGACATGGTAGCCAAAGCCAATAACCAGCCCAAGTACATAGGCTAAGACCTCTGCTTTCTTACCGCTCCATTCTAACTTTTGCTTGAAAAATTGTACTAAACCTGTTACGACTAAAATAAGTGGCACCCCTGCGACGATTAAATTTGGTAGGTTCATGTTATTTATCCTTTCTTAATTTGTTTCTACTTTATTATCATACCACAAATTAAGCGTAATTTCAAGACAAAAAAGATTTATTTCTGACTAAGTTCCTCAATTGCATCTTGTATACTAATTTTGTTAAGCCTTGCGTACAAATCAATCACATCCATTGGCTTCGCCGTACATCCAGCAAAACACCCACATATCTGTTGCTCGGTATCAATCCAAAAACTTGGATTGTCATCATCATGAAATGGGCAACGCGTCATTGCCCAGTGTTCGCCCGTAAAAATCAAATTTGAGAGATAGTCTTCAATTTTGTGCCTTTGCTTTATCTCATTCAAATCAGCCCTAACTTTACTGTCCAACACGTCTGCTACCGTCAGCTCCGTAGGTGCCTTTCTCTCCACTCTGTATGGCGTGGGCTCAGACCTATCCAGTAGTCTCAATTTTTCCGCAGGAAATAGTTCAGCCAAGTTATCCCACGACGGAAACCCACCTGCTTGATACTCAGTATATACCACTCCACTGGGATGCACCGATCCAGGCAACATTACCAATCCACCGCGCCCCTTGATGTCTATCTTCCCCATGTGCAGATTCCTGATTTCCTTCACACACCTGGTATACACGTGCAACCCGCGCGCCGTCCGCACCTTATAGGCGTCTTGTAGGATCGTCTTCGCTACCCAACTGCCCTGAGTAGCGACCCACTGTGACCAGCGTACATATTCGCTAATCTCGTCAAAATCAATTATCGTCAAGTTATTAGTGCCTGTAACCGCAGCTCCATTGCTCGGAATTCTAAACCATCTTAACAATTCTGCCTCTGTAGGAGGCTGCTGCTGATACCTTCGCCACTTAATGCGCGGTATCTTAGTGCCAAAATGCATTGGCACAACTGAAATACCGTGCTGAGTAAAGTAAAGTGCTGTTTCGAGCTTAATTCCTTGAATTTGGTTGTTTTCCATATCTAAAAGTGCTTTG